TCAGTAGGCCAGTTTTTATTTGAATCTGCTTCAGGTACAACAGTAATTTCCAAAAATGGTAGTATGAGATTAGCCCAACAAGGCTCATCAGCAGTACTTAAAAAAATATCCACCACCACCTTCCATTTAATGGGTGACTTAACATAATTTAATGAGTAAAATAGGACCTATAGCACAATCAGATACTTCCATTATAACTGATGGGTTAGTATTCAATATGGACTTTTCTAAGTTTGCATGTTATCCTAGATCTGGAACCACATGTACAGATTTAAATTCATCTATAAACGGTACATTTACTAACGGCGCTTCATTTACTTCAGATGATTTAGGTGCATTTGTAGGAGATGGAGTAGATGATCATATTAATTGTGGAAACAATGCAATTTTCCAAAGTTTCCCGTTAACCATAGAGGCATGGGTTTTCTGTGATGCTGATAAAGACAGAAATGCTATATTAACAAAAGGACGATCTTCAGGTAACAAGACGGACAGAGATATGGATATCATCTGGATCGATACTACTAGAACTAATATGGACTTTTTAGTAAGTGACGGGTCAAATTTTGTTGTAAACTTACAAACTACAAAACCATCAGCGGGAGCTTGGCATCATATAGTAGCTCAATGGGATGGTACAACTAATTCCAATACAGCTAAACTTTTTACAGATAATACTTTGACTGGCCAAACGACTGCTACAGGTACAGGTTTTAGAAATGCTCATAATGTTTTTATAGGTGGACAGCATCCTAGTAACCCAAATAGAACTTGGGATGGTAAAATTGCTGTAATTAGAGCTTATAATAGAGTTCTCACCACAGATGAAATATCTATTAATTATAATGCATTAAAAGAAAGATTTGGATTATGAGTAAGTATGATAGAAAATATATTATATTTAACGTTAGTGAATTAAGTACTTTAGATTTTAGTCAAGTATTAGAAACATCTATTGATACAATAAATTATAATATAGCAGAAACCCAAACAGTAGTAAAATATGTAGGGGATATGCCATCATCTATACATGGAATGATCCTAATGATGGTATTTAATTAAATTTATTATATTTATTATAGTAAAAATAAGTCATGATTAAAGATAAAAAAAAGTTAACGAAAGAAGAAATTCAAAAATTACAAGATCTAAAGGATAACTATGATATGTGTATCAATGAACTAGGATTAGTAGAGGCTCAAATGTTAAATTTAGAAAAAACTAAAAAGGAAATACAATCTAAATTTTCTGAATATCAAGAAAAAGAAATAAATTTAGCACAAGAATTAGAAAAAAAATATGGTGCTGGTAAGTTATCAATAGAAACGGGAGAGATAACTCCTATATAAGTTTTTTTTAAAGGTTTCAGTATATTTATAAACAAAATAAAATACATTCCAAATGGCTGAAACTATAATATCTCCAGGTGTACTGCAAAGGGAAAACGACCAATCGCAAATTACACAACAACCTGTATCCGTTGGGGCTGCCGTATTAGGCCCAACAGTTAAGGGTAAACCTAATATTCCTACCGTAGTTACTAGTTATGGAGAATTTCTATCTAAATTTGGTGGAAAATTTTCCTCTGGTTCGGGTGGAGATGAATTTTCATATTTAACTTCTATTTCCGCGTTTAATTATTTTCAAAATGGAGGTACTACTTTATCAGTAACTAGAATTGCATCGGGTACATTTACACCCGCCACTTCTTCTGCTGTGGGATCTGACTTAACTAATGGAATATTTAGAGCTGATGCCGAAGTAAACAGTTTAATATTAAACGGTTTAAACTTTATCACAGGTTCTGCAGGAACATATACTGTTAAGTTTACTGGTAGTGCCGCAGGTACTTTAGCTACTGCCACTATAATTTTAGATTCACAAACTTCAGTATCATCCATAGATGTTACAACAGGAGGATCGGGATACTTGTTTGATGACACAGTAACAATACCTTCTCAATCTGTGGGATTTGCTGCTTCAGCAACATCTGTTGGTACTGATATTACTCTTCAATTAACCGGCTCTTTTAGAAGTATTCTTCAAAGACAAGAATCCTTTGTTTTAGAAACTCTATCAGAAGGTGATATTTTAAATAATACAGCACCTGATGGAGGACCTACTGAGGGAACTAATGGTGCCCTAGTAAGTGGTTCTGAGGATAACGTAAGGTGGGAAATTGCTAATCCTGATACTTCAAGAGGTACTTTTAGTCTTATTATTAGAAGAGGAGATGATATCCAAACCCAAAAATCTGTTTTAGAAACATATGATAATGTAACACTTGATCCCAAATCTTCAAATTACATAGAAAGAGTAGTAGGAAATCAAGTTCAAACTTTAAGAAATTCGGGAACTACTGATGTATATCTACAAACTACGGGTTCATTTCCTAATGCATCTAGATTAGTACGAGTAAAATCTGTACTCAAGAAAACACCTGATTATTTAGATAATAATGGAGATGCTAAAACTGCATTTACAGCTTCTATCCCTATTGCACAGAGTGGTACATTTGGGGATGCTCAGGGTGCTGTTTATGTGGGAGCGAATAGCTTATATGAAAAAATTAATGATACTAGAACTCAAGGATTAATTGGTTCTAACTACACTGATGCTATTAATTTACATGCTAATAAGGATGATTTCCAATTTAATCTTATTTCATTACCAGGTTTATATAAAGCTGGATATTCTACTCAAATAAATAGATTAATTGAGGTATGTGAAAATAGAGGGGATACCATGGCTGTAATAGATTTAGTATCTTTTGGTAGTACTGTCACTACTGTAACTGCTCAAGCAGCTACCCTAAATACATCTTTTGCTGCGGCCTATTGGCCTTGGACACAAATTACGGATCCTAATACAGGAGATTTAGTTCAAGTCCCCGCATCTACATTACTTCCTGGAGTATACGCATTTACAGATTCAGTTTCTGAACCATGGTTTGCACCAGCGGGAATTAATAGAGGTGGATTAACACTTGTAAACCAAGCGGAAAGAAAATTAACTCAAGCCAATAGAGATACTTTATATAATAATAAGGTAAATCCTATAGCTACATTTCCGGGTAGGGGAGTAGTAGTATTTGGTCAGAAAACATTACAAACTAAATCCTCCGCATTGGATAGGGTAAATGTAAGAAGATTATTAATTGCTCTAAAATCATTTATTGGACAGGTAGCGGATAATTTAGTATTTGAACAAAATACAGCTGCTACTAGAAATAATTTCTTAGCCCAGGTTAACCCATTCCTAGATAGTGTCCAACAAAGACAGGGATTATTTGCATTTAAAGTAGTAATGGATGAATCTAATAACACACCAGATGTTATTGATAGAAACCAATTGGTTGGTCAGATTTTCCTACAACCTACTAGAACTGCAGAATTCATTATTTTGGATTTCAATATTCTACCAACAGGAGCTGAATTCCCATCTTAATTCTTTTAAAATATAATATTTATAATAAAATAAAATAAAATGCCAGTACTAAGTCCTAACGAAATATTTTTTACAGCCTTTGAACCCAAACAGGCCAATAGGTTTATCATGTTTATTGATGGATTCCCAGCCTATGTTATTAAGGGAGTAGGAGCTGTAAACGTAGCTAATGGTCCTGTTGTATTAAATCACATTAATGTACAAAGATACGTAAAAGGTAAAACTACATGGGGTACAATTGCCTTTACATTATATGATCCAATTACACCATCAGGTGCCCAAGCTGTAATGGAGTGGGTTCGTTTGCACCATGAATCAGTAACTGGTAGAGATGGTTATTCTGATTTTTATAAGAAAAATCTTACATTCCAAGTATTAGGTCCTGTGGGGGATGTGGTATCAGAATGGCTTATACAAGGTGCCATGATTGTAGATGCTAACTTCGGAGAATACAATTATGATACGGAAAACACCGCACAACAAATTACAATGACAGTACAACCTGATTACTGCGTATTGAATTTCTAAATTATTTATTTATTTATATTTTTGAATGTCCGGTATTTATTACCGGACATTTTTTTCTATGGGAAGAGCAAAAGTTATAAAACCAGCCATACAGGATCAACCTGTAACTTTTTCAAGTATAGTTTCTAATGGTAGTTTAACTGTTAATGGAACTATTACAGTTAGTGGTTCAATTAATATATCTGGTAGTGAAGATTTAGTTGTTAATGATATAACGGCATCTGGTAATATAAGTGCAAGCGGAGATATTTTTGCTAATACGGGTTCACTTCGCCATATAACTAATATAGATGAAATTAGAAAAGATTCAGATACCTTTATTAAATTTGAGGATAGTAAATTAACTTTAAATAGCTTTGGAACAACCGCTAACTCCATACTTGAGATAGGAAGCCTAGCTGGGGATGAAGCATTTGTGGTAAAAGCTGATAACGTACGTTTTAATAGCTATGGTAATAATCCATTTATACATTGTTTACATAGCATAAATTCTACTCAATTTTTTCAAGATATAACATCTTCGGGAGTTTTTAGTTCAAGTAATGAGATAATTACAAATGGTTTTACTAATGTAGGTTCAACCTCAACTACCTTATCATCATCGTTTACAACAACCTTAAATTTTTCTACTAACAGAATAATGTCAGTTACTACAGGTTCAGCTTTATCAATGTCAATTGATCCAGATCCTAGTATATTAGGTAATGTTATAATGACTGATATTTCATCTTCTGGGTTAAATTTACCTTCATCAGAATTTAAAGTTTTAAATGGTACGTTTGACACCACCAAAAGAAATTATGTATATTATCATTATATTGGTAATGATACAGCATTAGTTACAATTAATCAGGAATTGTAATGTCAATGATAGCAGCATTTTTTAGTGCAACTGCTAAAGCAGCAGGACAAACTTTTTTATTAGATCAATTTGGGGATAATATTAGAGTAGCTTATTCAGTTAGAAAATTATCTTCCACATACTCAGGGCCAGCAATGAGGGTAAGAGAGACCAATGCTAACGCTGAAAAAGATATTGGATTTGATTCAAATGGAGATCTAGATACTACTACTTTATTAGCTCATTGTGCCACTAATGGTGAAGGAAGAATAGTTACCTGGTATGATCAAAGTGGTAACGGAATAAATGTTACACAAGGAACTGCGGATAGACAACCTGTTATAGTAACAGGTAATGCTGTAGTTACCCTTAATGGTAAACCTGCAGGTCTTAGAAGTGCTACTACTCATTTTTTACAAAGTAGTGGTGTTGAACAATTATTAAATACATCAGATGCTTCTAATACATCTATAGGAGTAGTGAGATATGAATCAAGTTATAGAAGTTGTGCATTAGGTCATGATAGTGCTACAACTAGTAGAAGAATAGGACAATTAATTCGTAATGGTCACACTAATAATGTAAATAAACTAAGAGTAGTATATTTTACTAATAATGGTGGGAGTTCATTTTTGATAGATACCTCCGCTAACTCAGCATTTATTGGTAATCAAATTCTACAAGTAGGATTTAGTGAAGGAAATAGTACTAAAAAAATAGGTATTCGTTATAATGGAAGTGAAGTAGTCACATCAACTACTACTGGTACTATATACTCAAATACTAACTTTGTGACATTATTTGATAATGGTAGAAATGTACCTTCCGATTTTGAAGATGTTCATATACAAGAAATATTATCATATGACACTCTTAAATCAGATATAGCTAATATAGAAACTAATATTAATTCATACTTTTCAATATACTCATAAATTATGCATATATATTACGAATATCCTAATTCATCATCAGCATATGAGGCATCATCTCAAATTTATGATTTGAATACATCTTCATTACAACCTCACGGAACTTATTATGCATTT